TATACCGCAAAATATTAGGTCCCACACAAGCAATTCACCTGACTTGCGCCACGGTCTCTATCCAATGGGTAACTAATCCATCACTAAGGTCCTGTGTGGGACAATTATATTGTAGCATAGGAAATGAGCAGTTTATAGACGACTGCTCAGGTCTATTAGCCACGAAGATTCGACTCCTGCCAACTCTCCCTTCATAGGAGCATCCGTTGTAAAACCTTTTAAAGTCTTATGTCGGAATGTTATCTATTATACTACTTAATTTAATAAGTTTCTATTATAGAGTTTTGCTTGATGTCTTACCGCCACCGCCGCCAGACGACTTCTTTGCAGGAGCCTTCTTTGCGGTCTTCTTAACAACCTTAGCAGTCTTAACTGCTCTGTCTACCTCTTCTACAGATGGCATCTTGCCGAATGCAGGATCGTTAGGGTTGGCTGCTCTCAATGCTACTGGGATTAGTGCTCCAAGTAGTGAGTATGCTAGTGTCTTTGGATCTGTAATTCCAGAAGCATACATTGCTGTTGCTGCTCCAAGTACTGATCTTCCGTATGACGCCAATGCGTTTTTGATTTGTTTATTCATAATTTCCTCCTAGGATATCATTTTTGTTAGTACTGTAAAACCAATCCATAGACCAATAATTCCTGCGACTCCCGCAAAAACTGGTGGTGCTGGGACTGGCAATTTGAATGCAGCAAATACTACACCACATCCAAAACCTGTTAATACTGATAGTATCACATCTTTCATTTTTTATTTTCCTCTACATATCGTTTAATAAATGGAACTATTACATTTACTTCTTCTGACGGTACGGCATTAATAAGCATGTGCCTTATTCCTCTACTTTCAAGAGTCTTTACAAGGTCATCAAACTGCTCGTATGTAAAGTAGGCAGCATCTAAAACAGGCTGCGGAACCTCTCCCTTTTTCCACACTGGTCTAACCACATGGTTTGTCAATAGGTCAAGTTCTTCTTCTGTTTTTCTAATAATAGGTGTAATTGCAATCATTATCTCCATACCTTCCAACTCAAGAGGAATTGATACAGAAGAGCCTTCTACTAAATCAGACCATCCTCTACGAGCATAAATATGATAAGGCAAAATAATCTTATGACCATATTTTTTTGCTGCTTCAAAGATGTAACTATTGGTTGTTGATACATATACATCTAATTTGTTTTTATGGTTTGGGTCACGCCAGTATCCTGGTGAGTCTTTGTCTTGGTCCATTTCATTTAATACTCTAAGAAACTCTATCATATAGTTTGATCTGTCAAGAGCACTTGCATTGTCATTGATATCTCCAACAACACCACCAACTCCATCTTCATGGTCTTTTATGTATCCAGAAATTAAATTAATCTGAAGTCTACCTTTATCTATTCTGTCCATAGATCTATTTATCATTGAAAGATATTGAGGAGATATTGTATATGGACGAATGGCCACTAAGTATTTAATGTCTTCGCCTTTTTCTATATCTTTTGCTGTCTTTACAAACATGTCTCCTTCTGGGATATCATGTGTAAACATCACTCCAGAAAAGTTATGCTTGTTTAAGTTTGATGGATCTTTTGGATCTTCAGGGTTTCCCATTACTCCACCAAAATAATAAAATTTCATTCTGTTGCCTTAACATAATGATAGTCACACAAATCAACTATTCTTGTTTGAGAATTTGCCCAGATACGGGTGCTTTCTTCTTCGCAAAACTCTTCCTCACAGATGAATAGATTAATGTTCTTTGTGCTTTTTAGTTGTATCATTACATTATTCTATCATAGTCTTCTGGAAGCAGGGTTTTTAACTTTTCAAATTCTGAAGAGATTTTTTTTAAAGCAAAATCATGAGGGGCAAGCATGCCCTCAACTGATGACCCATACTCCCGATAGTAGTCAATCTGCGGACCAACCTCATCAATAAATAACTTCAGTCCAGACTGGACTTCTTCTATGTATTGATATGCCCAATCACGAGAATCTGAAACAAATTTTAAAAAATCTTCATTAGACTGATCTTTATCTGTTTTATTTATATTCCTGGTTAATTGCTGCATCAACAAAGCCTCTAAAGTTTTAGCGATAAGAACTTTGTTAGCCCTTTTTTGTAGAACATATAGGGATAAGAAAAGCAAGGTTAAAGAAGACAAGATACATATAAAAATTAACTCAATCATAATTCTTTACCACCTTCTCTTACTAATAGAACAATCGCTCCATTATCTTCTAGTGCTTTTTTAACACGAATCATATACTCTATTGCCTGCTTTTTCTTTTCAACTGTTTCAAGAGACATAAAGACTTTTTCTTTTGCTTTAACAGTTATGAATGTGTCATTATCTACTAACTCTAAAGAAAATCCTTCAGGACATCTAAGAGATCTGAATGCTCTTCTCATCTGATCTGTATACATATTACTCCATTGTTAGGGACTGCCATGTTATTCCCCAGTCTGTCTTTGTCTTATGGCTAGAAAACTCTTTTGATATTTCCCCATTTTCTAAGTATACTCCACCCCAAACTCCCCACTCTTTTCCAGAAACTCCTACAGAAAAACATTCTTTTCTAACAGGACACTTAGAACATAGCAAGTCTACGGCAGGTCTTAATAATTCATCTTCTTCATACTTATCAAAGAATACATTTGTATCATAATCTAAGCATGCAGCATTATCTTTCCACTCATACTTATTCATATTACCTTACATACTTGTCAGGTATTTCCCATCCAGTTCTAGAAACGACAAAGATCTTTTTTAAGTGCCAAGCATTATTTTTTAATGCTCCCTGCTTTGATGTAAAGGCCTTATCTGACCTTGTCATCTCTACAACATCCCATCCATCCCAGGAAAGGTTGCTGTTGTTGGAAACAATTGCTTCCATTTTTTCAAGAGAACTGATTGATACCATTGTGTGTACTCCTTAGAAGTTATATACGTTTGTGTTTATGTTTTTTGATTTTGATAAATTTACTATTCGAGAAGCCTGCTCTTTTGGATTAGAAACAAAAGCAAAATGATTAAAACTGCTCATGTTTTCTTCAATCCATTCAGGCGTAACCCTAAATAACTTAATCGACTTTCCTCTAGACTTCATCCCTCTTTCAGAAAGATTGACAAACTCAGACGCCATTGCACTAATATTTGCTGGACCAGCAGTGTACAAATAAAACTCTTTGTCACTTTCCTCTAATTCAGATAATGCAACTGCCATTGCTCTAAGAAAAATGTTGTAGTTGTTGAAACTAGTCGTTCCCTGTACCCCTACTATCATTGCTTATCCCTTCTCTTAGTTTGTCTAATATGAACAACATCTTGTCTAATTGTACCTTATCCATATGCTCCGTGTCAACTTGTATGGCATAGTCTTTTCCAATCAAGTTATTTACCATTGGTGCTGTATAAAAGGCATTGTCTTTGATCCAATACGCCTCGTTTTCAACAATAATAACTCTAACATTTTCTTTTTCTTGACGAATTTTTGACTGGCTTTTTCTATTTATCTTTTCAATATATTTTCTCTGCTTTGAGTATTGACTATGAATCATAGATTGAGTCATCATAGGCTCATAAGTGGAGCCTTTTTTAAAGAACATTATGTATCCTATTACTAATAATAAGGGAACAGTTAAGGCTAACGCTCCGTACACGTTATTCATAAATACCCCCAGATAATGATTGTATCACTTTTCTTTAAACCCTCAGTCTCCAGTTCATGGATTTAGGACCCTGCTTTATCATTTGAAACATATGGTGCTTATATTGTTCTGTTAGTTCTGCATAGATTTCTGGATTCACCAACTCAAGTTTGTCTGTTATAGAATAAAGCATTTCGCCTTTTTCATCTATTCCAGCCATCTCTATGGCACCCTGCATAATTAAATGCTCTACCATTGCCTGACCTTTTGGATTCATTACTTACCAGACTTTTTTCTAGCCTTAGCAAGTGCAACAAAATCTTTGACCTTTGTCTCTCCCATATAGCCCCAAGCATGGCCATCATTGATCATCTTGTCATTGATTGAAACGGTATCTCCATCAAGGTAGACCCAACCAAGTATGCGACCATACTTTTCTGATGAGTCCATCTTCTCTGTCTTGATCACTACAGACTTAGCACTGTCAATAGCAGCCTTCAAATAAGCCTTTGCTTCCAGCCCTAAAGCCTTTTCAGCCTTGTCTGCTGTACGAGACTCAGGTGTATCAATTCCAGCCAGTCTGACTCTTGAACTAAAAGAAATGTCAAACCCTAAATCAATATCGACATCAATGGTATCTCCATCAACGACCTTTGTTACTTTCTTTACATAATATTCAAACATTTGTGCCCCCTTAGACCCAATACTTAATTATAGCAGTTGCTGCAAGAATTGACCAGATTATATTAAACCAAATAATTGTTGGTAATGTTTTAACTGTTGATGACCAAATTAAAGATAAACTGGTTATTAGTGCAAAGATGTATAGCCACCAAAACTGTACACCAAAAATAAGACCTGGAATAATAATTGCTGCCTTGGTCATAAAGGCAAAGAACTCTACCGTATTTGGTAGGTCCCAATAAGACTTATGCCTCATTGTCTTTAGAGCATTAATCCACTCTGTTCTAAATTTCATTTTAGTCCCTCCAAAAATTGCCTATGATCTACACATTCTGACACCTTGTAGTCTTGATATTTCTTGTAATAGTCATACATATCAACACCCTTTTTATAATCTGCAGAATTTTCTATATATGCTTTTGCAACATCTTTATTAATTGTGTTGTGTGCAGAGCCTACAAAGGTCCAACTATTTGATGACCAGTGCTCTCCAGAGTCAAACTTGTTTGGAAGTCTGACCTTCCACTTGCTAATTTTTTCTTGCAGATCTTTTGGTGCATTCTCATATGAAAACTTTTTCCAAAACTCTGTATCATTTCTTAAAGTCATATAATGAAAGTATATAAATTCAGAAATATTATTGTTCATACTAACTATGTTCTTGTTAAACTCTTGTCTTATCTCTTTCGAGTTCTCGAATAGCCATAGCGGATTGTCAAATATCTGTGTCAACTCTACAATGCTAACCCAAATTGATGTTGCTTCTAGTGGCTCAACAAAGTTTGCTGCAAGGCCTACTGCAACGCAGTTGTTGATCCAGGGCTCTTCGTAGCATCCAGCATTAAACTTAAACCCACCCTTGTCTTTTCTTGGATAGGCTGGCTCATACCCTAAAAATTCTTCTATCTCTTTTACTGCTTCTTCTTCAGAGATAAGGGATGAGTCGTATACATAACCGCAACCAAACCTGTTCTGGAGTGGGATCTTCCACATCCATCCGTATTTCATAGCAATTGCTTCTGTGTAGGATGGAATCTTATCGGTCATCTCAACAAAAAACGGAAGAGCAGAATCTACTGGAAGAAAGTCTTTA